GCCAACCGCCGCGCCGAGATCTGGTGGCGTCTGCGCGAAGCCCTGGACCCGATGACGCCCGATCCGCTGGCGCTGCCGCCCGATCCGCGCCTCAAAGCCGATCTATGCGCGCCCAAATGGCTGCTGGCCCAGGCCGGAATCCAGGTCGAGAGCAAGGACGACATCATCAAGCGCCTGGGCCGGTCGCCCGACCGGGGCGACGCGGTGGCGATGGCCACTATCGCCACGCCCAAAACGGCGGCGCGGGGGGGAACCCCGACCTTTGCTGCCGGACAGGATTACGATCCGATAAAAGGACGATGACCATGGGAGCAAGCAAATCATCCGCACCGGCGGTCGCCGCGACCGTCCCCACCAAGGCCCCGGCCATGGCGGACGCCGCCGTGCAGGCCGCCTATAGCTCGGCCCGCCGGCGCTATGCCGCCGCCGGGACCGGATCGACCATCCTGACCAGCGGTAGCGGCGACACGGCGATCCCGGTGACGACCGGCAAGACGTTGCTCGGAGAATAGCCCATGGATGTCTCCGTGGAGTTCCTGCGCGAGTGCTTCGACGTGGACACCAGCACCGGAGCCCTCGTCTGGAAAATGCGCCCAATCAGCCATTTTTGCAGCCAAAAGGAAGCAAACCGCTGGAACTCGCGTTATGCGGGGCGGCCCGCATTGCGGACTGTTTGGAGTAATGGCGGCCTCTATGGGGAGGTCCAATACAACGGGAAGCGTGTTCATCTTGAGGCCGCACGGGTTGTGTTTTCTCTGATCCACGGGACCCTTCCCAGGGCATGGGTCGATCATATCGACGGCAACAGGGGGAACAACTCTCCCAGCAATCTGCGGGAGGCTACCCCGGCGGATAATGCTAAGAATCAACGTGGCTGGGCTCGGAAACGCGGCCTCAAGGGCGCTTACTGGAGAGGCCGTGAAGGCAAGTTCCGCGCCTTAATTACTGCCGACGGAAAGCGGTTCATCCTGGGGGATTTCCAGAATGAGGAACAGGCACACGCTGCCTACTGTATGGCGGCGACAAAGCTCCATGGCGAATTTTCCAATTTCGGGCGGGGGCAATAAATGGCGACCACCAACAGCACCCGCGAGCAATGCCTGAAGCGCCTCGGCTCGCTGAAGCTGGAGCGCGAATCCTGGATCGCGCATTGGCGGGATATCTCCGACATGATCCTGCCGCGCCGCGGACGCTTCATCGTCTCGGACCGCAACAAGGGCGTGCGGCGCAACCGCAAGATCATCGACAATACCGGCACTCTGGCGCATCGCACCATGTCGTCGGGCCTGATGTCGGGGATCACCAGCCCGGCCCGGCCCTGGTTCCGGCTGGCCACGCGTCACGGACAGACGATGGAGGATAAACAACTCAAGGCCTGGCTGTCGGACGTTGAAGCGCTGATGCGCGAGGTCTTCAACCGTTCGAACCTCTATGATTCGCTGGCCCAGCTTTATGACGAGCTGGCCGCCTTTGGTACCGCTGTGCTGCTGGTCTATGAGGATTTCGACGATGTGATTTCGTGCGAGACCCTGACCGCCGGCCAGTTCTGCATCGCCCCCGACCGGCGCGGGCGCATCGATACGCTGTACCGCGAATACAGCCTGACCGTGGGCCAGGTGGTGGATGAATTCTGCCCCGGCAATGGAGACAATCGGGATTTTTCCCGCGTGTCGGAGGCGGTCAAATCGGCGTGGAACAGCGGGAACCGGGATACCTGGATCGAGATCATCCAAGCGATCGAACCCAATCCCGGCTACAAGCCCGGTCCCGGCCCGTCCAAGGCCAAGCGCTACCGTTCGACCTGGATGGAGGCAAACAGCAGTGGCGACAGGCTGTTGCGGCAAAGCGGTTTCGATGAATTTCCGGCCCTGGTCGCGCGCTGGAACGTCGCGCCGTCTGATATCTACGGCCAGTCCCCGGCCATGGACGCGCTGGGCGATGTCGAGCAGTTGCAGATGCAGGAGATCGAGAAATCCAAGGCCATCCAGAAGATGGTCAGCCCGCCCTTGAACGTGCCCGCATCCCTGCAATCCAATACCGTCGTCAACCCGTTGCCCAACGGCACCACCTTTTACAATCAGGCCGCCGGGCAATTGCCGATGGCGTCGCCGCTTTATCAGGTCAATCCGCGTCTGGCCGAGATGCAGGCCGACATGGACGCCGTGCGCCAGCGCATCCGGGCCGCATTCTACGCCGATTTGTGGCTGATGATTTCGGAGATGGAGCGTTCCGGCGTCACCGCCTATGAGATCAGCATCCGGCGCGAGGAAAAACTGCTGATGCTGGGGCCGGTGCTGGAACGGCTGCATCACGAATTGCTGGACCCCTTGATCGACCGCGTTTTCGCCATCGTCGCCCGCGCGGGGCTTTTGCCGCCGGTCCCGGACGGGTTGTCCGATGGCGGGGACCTCCAGGTCCAGTACACCTCGATGCTGGCCCAGGCGCAGCGCTCGGTTTCGACGGTCGCGATTGAACGCCTGTTCTCGTTCGTCGGCAATCTGGCCGCCGCCAATCAGGCGGTGCTGGACAAGGTGGATTTCGACCAAGCCGTGGACGAGTACGGCGAGGCGATCGACGCGCCGGCCCGGCTGATCCTGTCGGACGCCGACGTGGCCAAAATCCGTGAGGCGCGCGCGCAGGCGCAACAGCAGGCCCAGGCGATGCAAGCGGCAACGATGATGGCTCAGAATGCCCAGGTCCTCTCGAAGGCCGATACCGGCGGGCGCAACGCCCTGACCGATATTCTCAGCAACGTGACGGGCTCCGTCTGATGGCCGGGCCGAAACCGCAGCCGACCGCCGCCCTGGAGACAGAGGACGAGGCCGAGCGTGCCGCCGTGCTGGCCACGGTACAGGCTGACCAGGATCGCGCCGATATCGTCGCCGTGCTGGCCACGGACGAAGGCCGCCGGGTGATGCGGCGCATCCTGGCAATGGCATCCCTGCACAGCCCGACATTTTCCCCGGACGCCCTGCTGATGGCGTTCAACGAAGGCAACCGCAATTTCGGCCTGCGCCTGCTGGCGCTGATCGCCGACGCCGCCCCGGCTGCGCTGGCCGGCATTCTGATCGAGCAACCGAAGGACTGATCCCCATGGATGATACCGTAACCCCGGCGGCTGCCGAGCAGCCCGCCGCGATCCCTGCTGCCGAAACGGCACCCGCCGCCGCGCCTGCCGCGACGCTGTTGGGGGGCGACAAGCCCGCCGCGCCCGCCGCCGATCCGGCCAAGGTCGAAAGGCCCGCCCAGGCCGAGGAAAAGGCCAAAGACGGCGACAAGAAGGCCGATCCGATCACACCCGAGAGCTACGGCGATTTCACCCTGCCGGAGGGGATGGCCCCCGACGATGGGGTGATGGGCGAGTTCAAGGCGCTGGCCGCCGAACACGGCATGACCAAGGAGGCGGCGCAGAAGCTGGTTGATCTCCAGGCGAAGGTCATGCGCAACCAGCAGGAAACCGCCACCGCCGTAGTTCAGCAGTGGGCCAAGGACGCACAGGCCGACAAGGAACTCGGCGGGGTCGAGTTCAACAAAAATGTCGGGCTGGCCCGGTCGGCGCGGGATGCGTTCTCGACGCCGGAACTGAGAGCGATCCTCGACAGCACCGGGCTGGGCAATCACCCGGAAATCATCCGCGCCTTCTACCGGATCGGCAAGGCCATGTCGGAAGACGGGCGTGTCGTCGCCGGGGCCGGGCCGCAGGGCGACCGTCTCGCGGCGCTTTATCCAACCATGGTCAACAAGGAGTAACCCCATATGGCCACGCTTGCCACCACCAACCCGACCCTGGCGGATTACGCCAAGGCGCTCGACCCCAACGGCAATATCGCCCAGGTGGTCGAAATCCTGAATCAGGTCAATGAAGTCCTCGACGACATGACCTTCATCGAGGGCAATCTGCCGACCGGGCATCGCACCGTCATCCGTTCCGGCCTGCCCGAGCCGACCTGGCGCAAGCTTTATGGCGGCGTCCAACCGACCAAATCGACCCGCATTCCGGTCACCGACACCTGCGGCATGCTGGAAGCCTATGCCGAGATCGACAAGGCCCTGGCCGATCTGAACGGCAACACCGCCGCCTTCCGCCTGTCCGAGGACAAGGCCCATATCGAGGGCATGAGCCAGGAAGTGGCGCAGACCCTTTTCTACGGCAACGAAAAAACCACCCCGGCGACGTTCACCGGTCTCGCCCCGCGCTACAACAGCCTGTCCGCCGAAAACGCCGACAACATCATCAATGCCGCCGGCGCTGGCTCGGACAACACCTCGATCTGGCTGCTGGTCTGGGGTCCCGACACCTGCCACGGCATCTATCCGAAGGGCAGTCAAGCCGGCCTGCGCACCAAGGACATGGGTGAGGTCACCATCGAGGACGTGGACGGCGCGGGCGGGCGCATGCAGGCCTATCGCACCCACTACCGCTGGGACATGGGCCTGACCGTGCGCGACTGGCGCTATGTCGTGCGCATCGCCAACATCGACGTGTCCGACCTCTCGACCGACACGAACGCGGCCAAGCTGATCAATTGGATGATCCAGGCGTCCGAACGTATCCCCGTCCTGGGGCGCGGACGGGCCTGCTGGTACGTCAACCGCACCATCCGCGAGAAGCTGCGCCTGGGCATCCTCTCGAAAACGTCGAGCAATCTGTCGTGGGAAACCGTCGCCGGCAAGCGGGTGATGACGTTCGACGACATCCCCGTGCGCCGCACCGACGCGCTGCTCAACACCGAATCGGTCGTCTCGTAAGGAGAGCCACATGATCATCGACACGCGCACCGAATTCGCCGATGCCGTCGCCCTGAACACCGGGGCGGCGGGAACCTATCTGGTCGGCAATGTCATCGATCTGGAAAAGACCGGCCTGGACATGGGCCAGGGCGAGCCGGTTTATCTGGTCATTTCCGTGGACACCGCCGCGACTTCGGGCGGATCGGCCACCGCCGCTTTCACCCTGGCCTCGGACGCCCAGGCGGCGATCGCCACCGACGGCTCCGCCACGGTCCATTTCAAGACCGACGCGGTTCCCGTCGCCCAGCTCGTGGCCGGGAAACGGATCGCCGTGATCGCGCTGCCCGCCGGGACCTATGAGCGCTATCTCGGCATCCTGCAAACCACCGGAACGGCGGCCTTCACCGCTGGCAAGATCGACGCCTTCCTGACGCTCGATCCGACCGGCTGGAAAGCCTACCCGGACGGGATTTAAGCCATGGCGCGCTATCTGCTGACCGCCGCAGCGTTCCTCAACGGGAGCCTGCGGCGGGCGGGTGAGATCATCGAATTTGACGGGCAGCCGTCGAAGGCGATGCGTCTTCTCGATGAGCCCACCACCGGTGTCTCGGTCAAGCCGAAGCCCGAAGGCAAGAAGGCCTCCCCCGGAAAGGACGGGCAGCCGTCGAAGGCGGACGGGGCCGGGGAGCCACCCCCCGTGGTGACGGAACCGGCCACCGGCGGGGAGAACTCTCCCGAACCGCCGCAACCCCAGGTCGGAGGATAATCAATGGCCGTCTCGGTCGTCCAGTTGTGCAACATGGCGCTGGCCCGCATCCGCGCCCAGCCCATCGCCGCCCTGAACGAAGGGTCCACGGAGTCCATTGCGTGCAGCACGTTCTACGAGATTTCGCGGGACGCTGCGCTCAGGGACCACGCCTGGAACTTCGCCACCAAGCGGCGCACTCTGGCCGACACCGGCAGCACGGTGGACGGATGGGCCTATTGCTATGCCTATCCGTCCGACTGCCTGATGGCCCGGAAAATCCACAACCCCTATGGTAACGACCGAATCCCGTTCGAGGTCGCCACGACCGACTCGGGCATGGTCGTCTATACCGATCTGGCTGCGGCGGAGCTGGTCTATACCCGCCGTGTCACCGATCTGGACCTGTGCGACCCCCAATTCCTGGAAGCTTTGTCCTGGAAGCTGGCCGCCGATATCGCCTTGTACATCTCGGGCGCCAAGGACCTGATGCAGATCGCGCTGACCATGTACCGCAACATCCTATCCCAGGCCCAAACCGCCGACGCCAACGAGGGCGAGGAAGAGGAGGCGCGGCCCGCATCTTGGCTTGAGCCTCGCTTGGGCTATCAGACGCGGATTTTGACCTCATGACGCGCCTATTCCAGCCCAGCCTTGCCGGTGGCGAGGTCTCGCCCGCGCTTTACGCCCGGGTGGACATCGCCAAATACCAGACCGCGCTGCGCCGCTGCCGCAATTTTATCGTCCACCGCACCGGCGGCGTGTCCAACCGCGCCGGGTTCGAATTCCTGGGCGAGGTTTCGGATTCGGATGTGTGCCCGGCGCTGATTCCGTTCCGCTTCAACAACACGACCCAGGTCTGTTTGCTGGAATTCGGCGATCAGACCATGCGCGTCTGGTATCGGGGCGCGCTGGTGACCGAAGCGGGAATCCCGGTTTCGGTGGCCACGGGCTATAGCGCAGCGGAAGCCGACGCGATGGGGCATGCCCAGTCGGGCGACGTCATGTATCTGGCGCACCAGTCGAAACCGCCGAAGAAGCTGACCCGCGCCTCCTGGACCGGCTGGTCCTTCGCCGATCTGACCTTCATCCCCAGCATCGAAGCGCCGGGGGCGAGCGTCAGCGGCTATAAGCTGGTGACGCTGCGCACGCCGGATGCGACGCTGACGCCGTCCGCGACCGCCGGGACCATAACCCTGTCGGCCACCAGAACCGTCACGACCACCACCTCGACCGGGAGCGGCGAGGACACGACCTGGGTCACCACGACCACCACCAACCCCTATGCCGCCTTTCTGGCCGCCGATGTGGGAAGGATCGTGACCGTCAATGGCGGGCGCGTCGTCATCATGACCGTCGCCGCCGATCTGTGCTCCGTCACCGGGGTCACGGCGGACGCCTTGTCCTCGATCGCCGCCGCCGGCAGCGGGACCTGGGCGGTCAAGCAGTACCAGACCACCAGCTCGACCGGATGGACGGCCTCGCGGTCGGGCAACAACCATACCTATACCGAAACGATTTCCTACAAGGTTTCCGTGGTCAGCGAATCGACGGGCGAGGAAAGCCTGGCTTCCGACGCTTTTTCCGTCACCGGCCCCACCGCTGACGATTGGCCGGTCGGGACCAAGATCACCTTGAGCGGCGCGGAAATGGATGATGTCGCCTATTTCCGCATCTACAAGGCGCAGAACGGGCTTTACGGCTGGATCGGCAATGCGGACGGCGCGTCCTTTACCGACACCAACATCGCGCCCGATATCTCGGACACCGCGCCGGAAGTCTACAATCCCTTTGCCGCCGCCGGGGATTATCCGGCCAAGGTGGCGCTGCATCAGCAAAGACTGGTCTTTGCCAACACCGCCAACGTCCCGAACGGGGTGTGGATGAGCCGCACCGGGTTCTATGAAAGCATGACCAAATCGACCCCGACCAAGGCCGATG